GCCAGCGATGGAACCCTTCGGCCCGTAGAGATCGTAGCGCACATGCACCTCGCCGCGTGGCAGGCGGCTCTCGTCGATGAAGGGCTTCGGGTTGCCGTTGTGGACCACCTGGAGGGTCTGGCCCGCATGGACGTTGAGGTACTCGGCGATGAGGTCGAAAGTATCCAGGCTGTTTTCCTGCACAACCTTCCGCATGGCACCGATCTGCGTGAGGACGACCTTGATGCCCTTGGTGTAGTCGAATTGGATCAGGCCGAGCGATGCTGCCATCTCGCCAGCGAAGTCGGCCAGGACGATGCCCTGCTCCCAGAACCGCTCATTGCCGGTGAAGGCGCAGTTGTACTTCTGGAAGAACCGCTCCCGGTGGTGGGCCAGCGCAGCCCGGATACCCGCCTCACCCATGGCGACCAGTGCATCTAGGAACGCCTGACCGACAGTGCCGTGGTGGCTGGTGATGAAGTCGTAGATCCGCTTGCCTGCATCGGTGCTGCGGACGAAGAGGGGGTGGGGGTTCATCGTGACTTCGAGGAGGCGCGCCATCTGCGCGTCGGACTCCATCCCCGTTGCCGCCAGCATGGAGGCCATGGACCGGTTGGCCGATGTGATGACCACTGTCGCCCAGGTCTTGTGGTCGCGCTCCTCAGCAGCGCGGGTAAGGCGGGCTTTGTCCCGGCCCTGTGTCACCCAGTAGAGGAAGTCACCCACCTCCTTGGGCGGCAGCATGGTGGTCTCGTCGATAGTTACCGGCAGGTTGTTGTAGAGACCCATGCGAGCGAAGAGGGCGTTTTGAGTGAACTTCGCTGTGAAGTGGAGCTTGGTTGGGTCGCCCCAGATGGACTGCTGCCACAGCTGAGCCAGCGTCTTGCCCGCACCGGTCTGCCCGTAGAGGCTGATCGTCAGGCCCTTGAGACCGGAGAACTGGTAGAGGGGCGCTGAGAACGACACGCACAGGGCGAACATATGGATCGGCATGTTGGCCTTCTCCAACAGCGCCGTGAACGATGCCCACTCCTCCACGCTCCCGGATGAGGTGAACATGGCCTCGGAGTTACGCTGGATGGCCGATGCCGTGGTGGCATCGTCGTGCACCACGGAGCCACCGACGTTCTGTCGAATGAGAGTGTCGCCGATGAGGAACTGGGTGTTGTCTTCCTTCCACCCCATCGTGGAGTAGAGGTTGGTCACGCTGCGGAGCTTGCGCAGCTCTTCCATGTAGGAGCGCAGCATGTGCTGAAATGTCTCCGTCTGCTTGCGTGTAGTGAGGACAATGCCCTGGTCGGCGATGGTGCTGGCAAACTCCCGAGCTGCGTTGTCGGGTAAGTACGCCTGCCGGAAGGTCAGGGTCTGCCAGCCCACATGCGGACGCTTCCAGCGGTAGCGGACGGTCTCGTAGCCCAGGGACTCGTCACGCCCGTAGCTCAGCGGATAGATGTCGAAGCTGCACAGGGGGATGTCCGTACCGTCCAGGCTGAGCACGATGCCCTGCGCCGCCCGCTTGAACCCATGAGGCATGGGGATGGCTTCAGCGCCCTCATCTGGCGCGTCCTCTGCGATGGCGACCTCTTGGTACTGGATGCCCAGCGCAGCCGGTGTGGAGATGCGGTCCTTCAGCGGGCACTTCTTGCAGCCCTCAGGTCGCAGCTCTTCAAACTTCTTGCAGGTGGTAGGACCCGTGGCCCTGGAGCGCCACTGAGCCAGCTTGTTGAGGGTCTTGGCTTCGTCGAAGCCCGGGTGCTGCTCGCTCCATGCGAGCGCCGTCTCCTCAGGTTGCTGGCAGAAAGCTGCGATGCCCAGCAGGGCGTACCAGAACGGCTCCTCCACCTCGGTTTGGTGGCCCGCAGCCCAGCCAACCTGCGCGCACTTGCGCTCAACGGTCACTGGGTCGGAAGGCGGGAACTCCTGTTTCACCGCCATCGATGCCAGCACGTTGGACTTCTGTGCCTGCACTATGCGAGGTTGGGGGTTTCCCAGCACGCGGCGCATCTCAGCGACGGGCACCTCTGGTGCTTCGATCAGCACTCGGACGGTCTTGTTGCCCTTCGGGTTCGTCGTGCCTGGAGCACGCAGCACACGCGCACTGTCGGCAGGCACCGCCGGATCGAACATCGGCGTGCCACTGGTGGGATCGCGCGGGATCAGAGCCTTGAGGCGGTCAGCCATGGGCTGCCAGTCCTCGGGTGGGATGGCTTCATCCAAGATCCAGTACACATGCAGGCCGTTGCCTGATGATACGATGGTCGGCTTGGGTAGCGCGTTCCCAGCGATGAAGTCACGTAGGCACAGCAGCCCCTCCTTCCAGTCGGCGAAGGGCTTACCCGGGCCACAGTCGATGTCGAGATAGAGCGCCTTGGTGAGTAGGACGTTCTTCTGCGTGCGGCTCGTGCTGTCTCGGAACGACGACACGGCATAGTAGACGTTCTCGCCACGCGCGCTGAGGCGCAGCACAACTTCCGCCAGGGTCTCGATGTCATCGACGAACCGCTGACGCGGTGCACTACCCTGGATGGTAATGACGGAATAATACCCCTGCGGCGGCATCACCCGCCCAAGGAACTCTGCCGTGTCCATGGTTCCCCTACCCTAGTTTTATGGTGGGTGGGGAGGCAACTCCCCACCCAAGTGTATTAACGCTCAGCGAGCAGAGCAAGCAGGCGTTCGTGCCTCTGCTTAGAAGTCATCTTGGTGATCTCCTCCGAAGGCCACTGGTGCGCGTGCATGAGGAAGATCAGGTTGCGGATCACCGCACGAGCGGTGGTCTCGTTGGCCTTGCTGATGGGCTTGCCGCGCAACCAGTTGTAGTAAGTCATGCGGCTGACCCCAAGCATTTGTGCCAGCTGCCCTGCCGTCAGCATCAAGTGCTGACGGAGGGCTTCGACCTTGTTGAAGTCGATGGCCTTAGGCGTCATCGGCTCCCACCTCGTCGAGCAGGCCAGCGATCTCGTCGGCCAGCGACGACGCACCCGCCGGGGCCACAGCAGCCGCCTTCGCCGCAGGCTTCGGAGCAGCAGCCGGAGCCGGGGCAGGAGCAGCCGGGGCTGCCTTCGCCGCACCAAATCCACGCTTCGGCGCAGCCGGGGCGGGAGCAGGAGCCTCCTCTTCCTCGACCGGAGCCGGGGCAGGAGCAGCCACCGTCTTCAGCGGCGCACGACGCGGAGCCTCAACCGGAGCGGGCTGCACCGGCACGGCCTGCGCCTTCTCACCCGTGATCTCGGCCACCTGATCGGAACCCGACAGGCTGTCGATGGCCTCCATGGCAGCCTCATCGAGGAAGCCACCAAAGCTGAAGATCAGCTTCGGGAAGGACGCATCGGTGTCGAAGGAGATGCGCGTGCGCACGATCTCAGGGGCGATGCCCCGCACCGACAGTTCCTTCTGATAGGCGTTCAGGCCCTTCAGCGCAGCCGGGGTCACCTCCAGCAGATACACCGGACCCGTGGCGTCATCGGCAGCCACCACCGCGAGGCGCTTCTTGTCGGAGCACGCCTTCAGCTGCTGACCGTTCGGAGCCACCTTGGAGCCCCAGGCATTCCACTTGCACGACGCGCACAGATCGCTCTGCGGGCTGGTGCTCTCCGGGTTCGGGCCGACGCCATCGAGCGAGTAGCAGTCCGGTGCCGAAGGCTCGGCATCCTTGTTCCACTCCTTGGCATACCACGTCTTGGACAGGCGCGGGTTGGCGCCCACCACGACCACATCGAGGCTGGTCTGGTTGATCACCGTCTCGGTGCCATCCTCAACGATGCGGAAGCGCGCACCCTTGATGGAGATGCGCGGGAAGTCCGAGCCTCCAGTGATGCCACCGGCCATGGCCTGAGCCAGGGCAGACGGCTTGCCGACGCGCGCCGCGAGGTGCGCCGGAACCTTGATGTTAGCGGGAACGATGTTGCTCACAGTTCTCTCCTCTGGGTTGGTAGTCACGGGCTGCCGATGTTGAAGGTAGGGCGGAGCTTCACAGTGCTCGGCACCCCAATCGCAACACGCGCCTGCATGGTGGCGATCTGCTCACCAATCTCTGCGATATCCTTGACGTAGATGATCGTGGGGTCGTTCATCATCATAGGGTTATAACCGTTCACAATCAGGTAGCCGTTGGAGATCGGCCACACTGTTATCACCGGTACGCTGCCCTCGCGGATCATGCCGGTCAGATTGCGTGCCCCAAACTCGGTCGTCACGGCGGACTTATCCTTCAGCGCCCAGGTGACCACCTTCCTTACCAGCCCCTTGATCATCTCAGTCATCCACCCTGGCGGTCGGCTT